CCAGACAAAGACTAAATCATAACAATTTGCAGTTTTGGTTTTTGCTAACAAAATCTGACTGGAATGCAAGAAATGGCCGGAAACAAACAACATTCGATTGCGCGTCGTCGTGCCACCAGTTTAAAAGCTTGGCGAACACGCAAACGCATGCAATTGGCACGGCAAATTCAACAAAAATCCATTCTAGCGTCGGTAGCTTTGCACGAAAACACCAATAAACCGCTTGAACTTCCTAATCCATGGCTCGAAATCAACAAACGAAAGTGACGGTTTCTTGTGAAACAACGCGGACGCAAATCTGATCGCTTCAACGTCATCGAAGGCGATTTTGCCGGCACGCGGCCTGAGCCGCCGGATGATTTGACGCCGCGTCAGCGCGAATTGTGGACCGTAGTTGCCAACGACGAACCGATAACGCATTTCTCCACCGCTGCAACCAAGCAATTACTGCGTGATTATTGCTTCCATCGCGAATGGGTCGAACGCATATCCGGTCAAATGGCCGAATTTCCACCAGACGGCTTGAAATCGGAAAAGGGTCGTAAACTGTTCCGCGACTTGTCGAAAACCTTGGACATGCATACGCGTGGCGCGGCGTCATTGGCGACCAAATTGCGCCTGACCAACCAATCGCGCTATACGCCGATGGCGGCAGCGACGGCATCGCGTAATACACTCAAGGGTCAGAAACCTTGGGAAATCTAAAACTTACTGGCACGCGCGGCACGCGGGTCATCAAATGGATTGAACTGTTATGCCGCATCCCGGAAGGCCAATTTGTCGGCCAGCCGGTCAAATTGCGCGCATGGCAGAAGGCCGAAATCAAAAAAATCTATGACAACCCGGCTGGTACGCGACTGGCGATCATCAGCTTCGGGCGCAAGAATGCCAAATCGACTATGGCGGCGTTTCTGCTGTTGGCGCATTTGTGTGGCCCGGAAGCGAAATATCACTGCCAATTGTTTTCCGCCGCGCAAAGCCGCGAACAGGCGGCGCTTATTTTTGCCCTGGCGGCCAAGATCGTGCGCATGTCGCCGGATTTGCGTGAAGTGGTGGTGATCCGCGAAGCCAAAAAGGAATTGTTCAACGCGGAATTGAATTCGGTCTATCGCGCATTATCGGCGGAAGTCAAAACTTCGTATGGCCTGTCGCCGGTGTTCATCGTGCATGACGAGTTGGGACAAGTGCGCGGACCGAAATCGGAATTATACGACGCATTGGAAACCGCGACTGGTGCGCAGGCAGAACCGCTGAGCGTGATCATTTCGACGCAGGCGCCGAACGACGCCGATTTGATGTCGATTTTGATTGACGATGCCTTGGCGCGGCACGATCCGCGCACAGTGATTTCGCTCTATACCGCGCCGAAAGACGACGATCCGTTCTCGATCGCTACCATTCGCAAGGCCAATCCGGCACTCGGTGACTTCCTCAACAAGAAGGAAGTCATGACAATGGCGCAGAAAGCCAAGCGCATGCCGAGCGCGGAAGCGGGCTTTCGCAATCTGGTATTGAATCAACGCGTTGAAACCGCCAATCCGTTTATTCGCGAATCAACGTGGATGAGTTGCGGTGACGCGGTGGTGGATGATTTCGGTGATGCAGCGGTGTTTGGCGGACTTGATCTATCGGCCGTGAGTGATCTTACCGCATTGGTGTTGATGGGAAAGATCAACGATAAATGGCACGTCAAGCCATATTTCTGGTTGCCTAGCGACGGCATTATCGAACGATCGCGATCCGATCATGCACCATACGACGTATGGTCACGTGAGGGTTATTTGGAAACGACACCGGGCAATTCGGTTGACTGGGCATGGGTGGCGAACCGGATCAAGCAGATCATCACGCCGTTGAACGTGCAAAAGATCGCTTTCGATCGTTGGGGTTTTCGTTTCTTCAAACCGCAACTGATCGATGCGGGTTTGCATGAAGACGCTGTCACTAGGATCTTTTTCGAGTTCGGACAGGGCTATCAAAGCATGACGCCAGCCTTACACGCTTTGGAGCGGTTCATTCTGGAAAAGAAAATCGCCCACGGCAATCATCCGGTGTTGAAAATGTGCGCCGGCAACGCAGTGGTGCATCAGGGTCCCACGGCGGAGATTCGTAAACTCGACAAACTGCGTTCGCATGGCCGTATCGACGGCATGGTGGCGCTGGCGATGGCGACTGCGATGGCAGAAGGCGTCGAGCAGGAAAAACCGCCGAGCTACCAGATGTTCATGGTCGCATAAGGAAATTTTTCCATGACTGACATGAACCGCGCCTATTCGACCCTCGACATCAAGAGCATCGATAACGATCAGCGCATCATCGAGGGCATTGCCTCGACTCCAACGGCAGATCGCGTTGGCGATGTGGTGGTCTCAATGGGAGCGAAATTCTCGCTGCCGATGCCACTGCTATGGCAGCATGACAGCAAATCACCGATCGGTCGCGTGATCTGGGCCGAGCCGCGCGAGGATGGAATTCCGTTCCGCGCCATCATTCCCAAGGTGACCGAGCCGGGCAAACTTAAAGATAGACTTGATGAGGCTTGGCAGAGCGTCAAGCATGGTCTGGTGCGCGGCATCTCGATCGGCTTCCAGCCTGTCGCCGACAAGATCAAAGCCATCAAAGGCGGCTTTCAATACGATGAATGGCTTTGGCTCGAACTAAGCTGCGTCACCGTGGCAGCAAATCAAGAAGCCTCCATCCACACTATTCGATCTCTCGATCAGCAGTTGCTGGCCGCGTCAGGCCATGAGGCAGCGCCGACACCACCGACCGCGTCTGGTCATATCGAAAAACCCCTGCCGCGTCTGGCATCCCGTTCTCTCAAATTGGAGCGATCCATGCCTAGTATGACCAACGCCGAGCGCATGAAAGGGCTCGAAGAAAAACGCGCCGCCGAGATGGCGGCAATTGAAACCATCCAGAACAAAGTCACCGAAGAAAACCGCAGCAAGGATGATGCGGAACAAACGGCATTCGACGAGCATGCCGCGACGATTAAATCGATCGATCGCGAATTGAGTGATTGCAGGATGATCGAAAAGGAACTGATCATCAAGGCCAAGCCGGTGATCACGTCGACTGACGGTGGTCAGGCGGTCGAAATCCATACGCCGGCGCACGTGTTTCAGGTCGCGGCACCCAAGTTGGAGCCTGGAATTGCGCTAGTCAAACAACTGTCTTGTGTGCTGCATGCGCAGAAATACAATCGCGACGTGTTTCAGGTGGCACGCGAGCATTGCAGTCAGTGGCCGCAAGTCGAGCAGTCACTGCGGCAGAAAACAGCGCAATTGGTCGGCACCACCACACATGCGACCTATGCCTCACCGCTGGTCTATGCGCAGAATCTGGTCAGCGAATTCGTCAATCTGCTGTGGCCGATGAGCGTGATGGGCCGGATCCAGGGTATGCGTCGGGTGCCGTTCAACTCGCGCATCCCGCGCGAGACTTCGGTTATCACGGCGGAGTGGGTCGGCGAAGGACGCGCGAAGCCGGTTGGGCAACTTGCGTTCGACACGGTCAGCCTGACCTTTGCCAAATGCGCGTTGATCATCGGCTTGACCGATGAGTTGACTCGCTTCTCGTCGCCTTCGGCGGAAACTGCGGCGCGCGATACGCTGGCGGAAGGCATTACCAAGTTCATCGACACGCAATTCCTCTCGGCCAATGCGGCGGTGACCAACGTTAGCCCGGCCGGCATTCTCAACGGCGCCGATACCGACGTCGCATCGGGAACGGATTCCACTGCGGTGATCCACGACATCCGGCAGATTCTGGCGCATTATCAGGTCAACGATATCCCGACCGATGGGCTGGCGATCATCATGCAGCCGGTGTTGGCCTCGTCCATCGCTTCGCTCTACACCACGCTCGGAGTGCCGCAATTCCCCAACGTGTCGGGGACTGGCGGCAACGTGTTGGGATTGCAAATCATCACGTCGAACAATGTGCCCTCCGGATATGTCATCTCGATGCATCCGCCATCGGTGGCGATCGCCGATGAAGGTGGGTTGCAGATCGATGCTTCGCGCGAAGCCTCGGTCGAAATGGAAAGCGATCCGACTTCGGGCAACTACCACCTGATTTCGGCGTTTCAATCGAACTTGGTGTTCGTGCGCGCCGAACGCTACATCACCTGGGCGCGGCTGCGGTCAAAAGGCGTGTTCTATCTGACTTCGGCAGCCTATGGCGGATCGATCACCACATGATGATGCGGGCGATCAAGGTTTTCGACTATAACCGCCGCCGCCTGCGGCCGGGCGATGTGTTCGAGCTGCAGGCGGGCGCGCTGGAAACCATTGAGGCGCATCGCAGGGTGTTCCTGATTGCGCAAATGGCCGAGGATATCGAAGACGAGCCAAGAAAAAGCAAAAAGCGTTACCAAACGACAAGACTGCAGGCCGAGGACGACGAATGAAGATCCTCGGCCTCGAGGTTTCCGTACGCAAGGCAACCAACGCGATCGCGCCATCAGCCGCGTTCTATGACCGTGGCTGGTGGCCGGTCGTGCGTGAACCGTTTGCCGGCGCATGGCAAAAAAACACGCCGTTGATCATGGAGAATCCGTTGCAGCACGCGACGCTCTATCGTTGCGTGACCATGATCGCCAACGATATCGCCAAGATGCGGCTGAAATTGCTGGAGCAAGTCGATACCACTTGGCAGGAAACAACGATCGCGGCGTTTTCTCCGGTGATGAACAAGCCCAATCGCTATCAGACGCGGATTCAGTTTTATGAAAAGTGGCTCATTTCCAAACTGCGTACTGGCAATACTTATGTCCTGAAAGAGCGCGACAACCGCAACGTCGTGGTTGCGATGTATGTGTTGTCGCCGCATCGGGTCAAGCCGCTTAAAGTTTCCGACGGCTCGGTTTTTTATGAACTTGATACCAATGAACTGGCTGGCATTCCCGACCAGCGAATCGTCGTGCCAAGCGATGAAATTATTCATGATCGGATGAATTGCCTTTTCGACGAAGATTTGATCGGCGTGTCACCGTTATATTGCACGGCGGCACCGGCAGCGCGCGGGTTGTCGATCGAACAATTCTCGGCGCAATTCTTTTCCAATGCGGCACGACCATCAGGCGTGCTGTCGGCCCCAGGCGAGATCCCGCAAGCCACAGCCGAGCGATTGAAAAGCTACTGGCAGGAAGAATTCGCCAAATCGAATCAGGGCCGCATTGCCGTACTCGGTTCCGGACTGAAGTTCGACGCTATGCAGCAAAACGCGGTCGATAGTCAATTGATCGAGCAACTCAAGCACAACGAGGAAACCATCGCGACCGCGTTCGGTATTCCTGCCTTCATGGTTGGCGCAAAGGATCCGCCAACGCTGAACAACGCCGAACTTCTTGATTTGCAGTATTACAAACTTTGTCTGCAAAGCCATATTGAGAATCTTGAATTGCTACTGTCGGAAGGCCTCGGTTTGATCGACGCCGGTTATCGCGCCGAGTTCGATCTGACCGGACTGTTTCGCATGGACAGTCAGACGCAGATCACCGTGCTGGCGCTGGCGGTCGACAAAGGCATCATGACGCACAACGAGGCGCGGCGGTTTCTCAATCTGCCGCCCGAAGCGGGCGGCGATAAACTGATGGCGCAACAGCAAATGTTCACGCTGGAATCGTTGGTCAATCGCGCCAACGCGCCCGCATTGCCAGCCGCACCGGCCCCGGCAGCAACGCCTTCGGCACCGGCGCAGATCGACCAGCGCGCGCTGGCAGCCGCCATCCGCAGGAACATGGATCATGCAGCAGCTTGAGGAAACGCTGGGCCGCGAGATCGCCGACATTATTAAAGGTCATGTAGCGGAACGCATCGGCCAACTGGAAAAGCGCATCATTGAACTCGAAGCGCGCAAACCGGAAAAAGGCGAACCAGGCGAACCGGGTCGCGACGGCATCGACGGCACAAGCGTTGATGCTGATGTGATGGTGGCGACGCTCGTGCCGCTGCTTCAGCGGAAAATTGAAAATATTTTTGCCACCTATCCCAAGCCGGCTGATGGCAAAGACGGCAAGGATGCCGATCCCAATCAGGTTGCGGCACAGGTTATCAAATCGATCAATCAATTGCCGTGGCCGAAAGACGGTAAGGATGGAATAGGCCTTGCCGGCGCCGTCATTAATCGTGATGGCCATCTGATTATCACCAAGACTGATGGCGGCACGCATAATCTTGGCATCGTTGTCGGGCGTGATGGGGCACAAGGCATTGCCGGTAAAGATGGCGCGCCCGGTCGTGACGGCTTCGGCTTCGATGACATGGAAGCGATCGAGGACGGGCTGAAATTCGGTCATCGTTTCCGGCGCGGCGATCAGGTCAAGGAATTCTGGTTCAATAAAGCGACGCTGGCTGACTTCGATCATGAGATCTTTCGCGAGGGCAATGTCTACCCGCGCGGTGCCGTAGTGTCGTCAGACGGTTCGCTGTTCATCTGCAAGGAAGAAACCAAGCAGCGACCGGGAATCAGTAAAGCGTGGCGGCTGGCGGTGAAACGCGGCAAGGATGGTAAGGACGGCATGGACGGCGCACGCGGCGAGCGCGGCCCGGCAGGACAGAATGCAGCGGTATATTGATTTCACCGTCGATACCGGCAGCAGCTATGATTTGACGACAGCGGCGATCGTGTCGGCGGCACTCGGCATCAACAACGATGCCGAATTGCAAGCACGGGTGACCGCCTATTCCAAAATGATCGCTGATTTGTGTGATCGTCCATTCGTGCGGCAGAACGTTACCGAAAGTTTCCGCATCTCCATGGTCGAAAATCCACGCAGCGAATTGAAACTTGATCGCTGGCCGGTGCAGGAGATTATCAGCATCACCGAGAACGACAGCGTGACCGATCCGGCTGAATACGAATTCAACAAGGAAAATGGCCTGCTGTGGAAAGTGAGTCTCGGCTGGTGGGGTTTCTGTAGCGGTTTGACCGTGATCGAATATATCAGCGGTTATGATTTGCCTGACGAGGCGCCGCCGTCGCTGGCGTTGGCGGTTACCGAATTGATTCGCGGTGCAAGCTTGATGGCGAGCGGACAAGTCGGTGTCATTCGCTCGATCTCGCATGGCGACCGCAACGTTACTTATGCGGTCAATGGTTCAAGCGGCAGCGGCGGCATCGTATCACCGGCAGTGATCTCGCTGATCGATCCCTATCGGCGCAAAGTGCTTGGCGGGTGAATCCCTATCGCGCGCTGCCGATCTGGAAAGATCAGACCGCCTACATCATCGGCGGCGGGCCATCGTTGCTGACGCAGGATCTGACATTGCTCGACGGCAAGAATGTCATTGTGATCAATAGTTCCTATCAGATTTTCCCGGCAGCGCAGTTTCTACTGTTTGCTGATATGCGTTGGTGGATTGATCATCTGAAGGCATTGAAAAGCTTCAAGGGCAAGATCATCAGCACGCATAGCGCGGCCAGCGGTTTGGCCAATCTGTATCACATGCAACGCAAGGCGACGCCGGGACTGGCCGAGGATCCGGGCCAATTGATGGTGAAGAACACCACCCTGACCGGAGCCATCAATCTCGCCGTCCATCACGCGGCAGGCAAGATCGTGCTGCTTGGCATTGATCAGAAAGTGGCCGCCGACGGGCGCACGCATCATCATGCACCGCACCGCTGGAAGCAACAGGCTAATTGCTATCTGCGCCATCAGCGCGACTTGCCACCCATTGCCGAAGCACTGAAGGCGCGCAACATTGAATGCGTCAATGCTTCGCCCGGCAGTGCTTTAACCTTGTGGCCTATCGTCAATCTGGAGGATCATGTCGCAGCAACTTCATGTGATCGGGATGCAGGGTCTCGGGGACAATATTTTCCAGCGCCCATTCATCAAAGCGCTGGCGCGTGAGTGGGATGTTTACTTAGAGACGGCGTGGCCCGAACTGTATGCCGATCTGCCGGTGAAATTCGTCAATCCACAAACCCGGCTGCGCACGCAAGCCAAGAACGCGGTCCGCAGCAAAGTCCAATGGGCGTCAAGGCCGGTTGGTTGCAAGCAGGTCAAGCGCAATAGCTATGTCAACGCATTTCGTGGCGGGCGCTCGATCATTGCTGGCATGGAGGAATCATTCGGCATCAAACTCAATGCCGCCGATTTTGACTTGCCGCCGTTACCGTTGGTCGCTCAAAATGACAAGCCGTTGGCATTTGTGCGCCCGGTCACGCTGCGGCGCGAATGGTACAACGCGGCGCGCAATCCGGAGCCGCAATATATCGCCAATATCGTCGAGACATTACGGTCGACGCATTACATCGTCGCGGTAGCCGATATCGAGCTGGGCGCGGAATGGTTGGTCGGCCCGCCGCTTCGCGCCAATCATGATTTCACATCTGGTCAGCTACCAGTCATGGACATGCTGGCGCTGCTCGGCGCATCAGATATCGTGATCGGCGGTGTCGGCTGGATTGTGCCAGCTTCGATCGCGCTCAAGCGGCATTGCTTTGTCGTGCTCGGTGGTCAAGGTGGCCACAATGCGCCGGACAAGATTCTTGATCGCCGCTTGGATTGTTCGCGAATCGGATTTGCCACGCCGGAGAATTTCTGCCGATGCACCAGTATGCGCCACAACTGCAACAAGACCATCAGCAATCTGCAGGATCAGTGGCGCAGCTATTGTCAACAACAAATTATGAACGCTACGGCTCCTTGGTCTGGTATGAGTTCGGAGTTGGCTGGCTTCCTGTCAGTGCTGGGATTAAGCCCTACGACCGCGCCTACTTTGAGCGTTACCAGCGTCAGGCCGACAGCGATATCGGCCGCGCCTTGATGCAAGCACGCGTCGACTTCGTGGTGCGGCACTATGATGGGTTTCTATGTGATGTCGGAATTGGCAGCGGAGCCTTCATCGAATTGCGCGGGAACGCCTGTGGCTATGATGTTTGCCCGGCGGCCATCGACTGGCTCAAG